CTCATGGGAAAAATCATTTCCCGCAAATTCACAGTATTCTCACTCGCAACAGTATTTTTATATCTCGGCAGCATCACTGGCGAACAATGGGTTGCTATATCTTTGGGTTATATCGGTATGCAAGGCATTGCTGATATTGCTACACAATGGAAATTTGGTAAACAATAATGAAAGTAACGAAAGAAAAACTTAATCAGATTATTCAAGAAGAGCTTGCATCTCTTGTCAAAGAAGATGAAGAAATTGCTGCTGCACTCATGGGCAAAGCAGGGCTTCCACGAAGCGCACAAGATACAAAAGTAGATAAGCCAATCACTCCAAAAGACTTAGGACCAGAAGATGAGCCATATACCGAAAGACAAACAGTTGATATTGGTGATGTTCCCCCAACAAGAGAGTTTATCATAAAAGCCGCCGAAATGCTTAATCTCCTTCCAGGTAATAAAAGTGACGAAAACGTCATCTATAATGTTGCGATGTATCTACAAAATATTGGCGGAAATGAAATTGATGCTGTTGTTGATGATGCTCGCGCAGAAGCTGAATACATAAAAGCAGATGATACACTTGAAGAGGGATATGGACACGAAGGATCAATGGCAAGAAACCAACTTGGTCGCACAGCAGAAATGGCTGCGATGATCCAAGGAATGATTTCGGACGATACAAACCTTGAGGAATGGGTTGAGTCAAAGATTACAAAAGCACAAGATTATCTTTCATCAGTTTTGAACTATATGCGTGGTGAATCATTATCCGAAAGAGAAATGACGGATAAAGAAAAAGAAAAAAGATCGGACATTGCAAAGGATATCAGCACAAAAGATTTACAAAAAAGATATGGCGTCGATAGAGAAGAGGCAGAAGATATTAAATATGCTATCGCAACAAAGTCAGCAATGAATAAGAAAAAATGAAATTAACAAAGACAAAACTTCTTGAGATTGTGGAAGAAGAATTACAAGAGATCATCAAAAAGAAAGATGGTGAATTTTGCCTTCATTCTAAAAAAGGAAGAAATCTTGGATGCTATCCTTCCCGAAGTGGAGCGGAAAAGCGCGAAAGAGAAGTTCAATATTTCAAAAGTGTATCTGAAGAAAAGGCAGATAAACACTTCAGTCCACGACAATCACCTGGACAAGCAGATGACACCTTTCACGATTGCATCAATTCTGTTAAAAAATCATTTAAAAAACACGATTATAAGCCAGATGCTGGTGATACTGTAGAGGACGCAGCGGCAAAAATTTGTACTGATGCTCGTAAAGAAGGTGGAGCAACTTTAGATTACGGCGAAAAGCGCAAGAAAGAAATTGAAAAAGCAAGACCAGGCGGCAAATCAGGTAAATAAAAATGGCTAACAAGAACTCCAAAACTCCTCGCGATTATTCAAAAGAATATAATGCACCAGGCTCAAAAGAACAGGAGGAGAGAAATAAACGTAAGCGTGATAAACGCAAGCACGACAAATTGTATGGAGAGTGTCCAGAAGGGACAGAACTTCATCACACAAATGGCATAGAAAATGGTGAAGTAGAGTGTGTTGAGATCTCAAAGAATCGTGGAAGAAAAGAAAAGTCAAGATTGAAAGATGGTGAAATTGTTATAAGAATCAAAAGAAAGAACGATGAAGTTAAAAAACTTAAAGAAATCGACTCTTTTTATGGAGACGATATAGGTGTTGGTCCCGCGCCAATACAAAAAAAATCACCAAGAAACAAACCTTTAGATTTAGCAAAAAAAGAATTTTTACAAGCGTTAAGACAAACCAAGGTGGGCAACCTTTCATTTAAAGATGCTCAAGAGTTTGATAAAAGAATGATGGACGTTCTTGAAAAAGCAATCGATAATAAGATAAAAGATATTGCACAAGATTATAAGGTATTTGGTAAAAAACTATGATTACGATAAAAAAAATATGGTCATTTCTTAAAAATTATTGGTACATTCCTTTAGTAATGATTGTATCATCTATTGGATATTTACTCACAAAGAGCAGAAAAATCCCAACTGATGAAATACTAAAAGCTTCCAAGAAAACACACGATGTTGAAAAAGCCGCAATTGAACTCGCTGCCGAACAAAAAATTAAAGCAAAAGAAACAGTTCAGCAAGAATACAGTGACGCAGTTTTAGCAATTCAAACAATTCACGATTTACAAAACAAAAAACTAGAAAATAAAAAGAAAAAAGAGATCAAAAAAATAGTCAAAAAACACTATAATGAACCAGAAAATATTTCTAAAGAAATATCTGATTTATTTGGGGTAAAATATGTTCCTAAAAAGCGTAACAATTCTGACTAGCATTTTATTTTTTTCTTCCACAAGTTTAGCACAAACATCAACAAGTACAGCAGGTAAATTCGCACTCGTCGAAAAAGGCGAAAAGGCACCTTTTAAAGGAACACTTTTTGATCCTGTGGCAACAGCAAAAATAATCGCAGATAAAAAACACCAACAAGAAAAGTGTAAAGTTGAGTTAGACTATGAAAAAGCAATGCTAAAAGCAGGGTGCGATAGAGATACAAGATATCTTAAATATGAGTTAGAAATTGAACGGAACAAGCATAAGTTAATCTATGATGCTCAACAAGAAGAGATCGAAACTTTACGCAAATTAGCAAAAGGATCCAACACAACTCTTTGGGCAGCCATAGGATTCTTCCTTGGCGCAGGAACATCAATCGCAATCTTTTATGCGGCAACAGAGATAGCAAAATGAAAGATGATAATCATTTAATCAAGGTAGAAAAAGCCATTCAAGAAAAATATGGCGATGAAGCAATCCAAAACCCAAAAGCAAACTGGGATCAAGAAAAAGAAAAAGAATACCTAAAACAGATAAAAAAGGTTTATAAAAACCAAAAACCTAAAGAGAAAATAGAGGTTAATGGTATTTTAATGCCAAAGAAACTATTTAACAGAGAGTCAGAAAGAACATGTCCGGTTTGCGATGTCTATACTCGATATAGCCAAGATGATCTTTATTTGACCAAATTTAAATGTTGTTATCGTTGCTATATTCAGCACGTTGAAGGAAGAGAAGAAAAATGGCTAAACTCACAGAAGCAGAACTCAGACAAATTATCAGAGAAGAACTAGAAGATATTGATGAAGGTTTTCTAGATAGATTCTTAGCAAAAGCAAAAGGCGCAGGCTCAAAGCTTGGCGGTATGGCAAAAAATGTTGGTCAAATCGGACAAGCAGTTGCACAAGGCGGCGATATTGGCGCACTTAAAGCAAAACCTGAAGTCATGAAAGGAATCAAGATGGCAGCATCTCGTGTAAATGGATTTTCTAAAAAACTTGATTCTCTATCAATTGATTTCCTAAGTGATATGGAAGCTCTTTTTGGAGAAGGTCTTGAGAATGCTCCAGACGAAGTTAAAAAATCTCTTGAAAATTTTTCAAAAAAAATCACAGGTGCTAAAGCACACGCAGTAAACTTAGGTAAATCTTTACAATCTGGAAAACTTTTTCAAAGAGGACAGTCTTAATAATGTCAGCTGAAGTATTGGAAATCGTTCGTGGTATTTCGACAGTATTGGCGAATACTTACGATGGTGCGCTTGATGAGGATGGAAATCCTGTCAAGGTCGGACTTCGTAGGGAAGAAGGTGATCCAATACTTGATAAAAGAATTATCGATGGTTTTAATGGTAGCATTCAAGGGAATAGCTTGATCATCAAATACCATGGAGAAGTTCATCTTAAAGAAATTCATGGTGGAAAATTTGAGGACGAGATTGCTCAGAGAATGCAGGACATCGCAAATTACATCAAAAAAGAATATAAGAAGGTTACTGGCAACGCTCTCACGTTAACAAAAGAAGACAAAGAGCCAGACGTTCTTGTTCAGTCCATGTCAAGAATTCGCTCTTGGGTTCAAGCAAACCAAAAATTTAAAATTGGTGGTATTCCTGATCAGCCACAAATGGGCAAGACGGTTGATGAGAGACTAAACGACACATTCAAAAAGTTTCTTGGTTTTGATGAGTCTGTCTTTCCTGGTGTTCAAAAGGCGAAAAATGTAAAAGGTAAGCGCGACGAAGAGCCTAAAAAATGAAACTTACCGCAGAATATCTAAGATCCATTATTAATGAAATCCTTAGCGAAGAAATAACTTGGGATGGAGTTAAAGTTACACCTCAAGGTGAAAAATGGCTTAAAGATAAAATAGGTAAGTATCCAAAAATAACTAAGTTTTTGGGCGTTGATGGGTCAGGTAAAACAAATCAATCGGCTAAAGCCGCTGCTCCAAAGCCAGATAAAATTGAACAAGCTATAGATAATGCGAAAAAAGATCCAGAAAAGTTGACCCAAATTGCCACTCAGCCCGCTGTAGAAAAAGAATTAAAAAAAGATGCTGTAACTTCAAAACAGACTACACAGGCTCTTAAACAAACTAAAGCTCCCCCAAATCTTACAAAGGCGCAACAGAAACTTTTTAATTTAGAACAAACATATTACCAAGCAGTCAAAAACATGAAAGATTTTATCAACAAGAATGGAAAAGAAGGCATGGGAACTCCCGAACATAAAAAGCTTGTAAGTGGTATTAAAAAGACTCATGAGGATCTTCAAATTTATAAAAGTGCTATGATGACTGCCTCTAAGATATCAAATGATATGACGGCTTGGAAACAAAAAAATCCTGAATTAGCTAAAAAGCTTGGTATGGATCCGAGAAAACCTGGGTACAATTAATAAGGAAAAAGAGTTGTGTATGTCCCAGTATCTCTCCAAAAAAGATCTTGTCAAAGAGATAGTTAAGTGCGGTAAAGATCCCGCTTATTTTATTGATAATTACTGTAAAATCTCACACCCAACTCGTGGACAAATACCTTTTAAGACTTGGAATTTTCAAAAAGATTTATTACAAAAATTTAACGATTATCGCAACAACGTGATACTAAAATCAAGACAGATGGGTATCTCAACTGTGACAGCTGCTTATGTGTCATGGATGATGTTATTTCATCGAGACAAAAATATTCTTGTTATTGCCACAAAATTTAGTACAGCAGCAAACCTTGTTAAAAAAGTAAAAGCAATGATGAAAAATCTTCCCCCGTGGTTTGATCAATTAGCTCAAATCGCAATTGACAATCGTTCATCATTTGTTCTTAATAACGGCTCAGAAATCAAAGCTTCATCAACATCAGCAGATGCAGGTCGCTCTGAAGCACTTTCGCTTCTTGTGATTGATGAGGCAGCACATATTGAAGGGTTCGATGGTTTATGGACAGCACTCCAGCCCACAATGGCAGCCGGTGGGCGATGTATCGCCCTTTCTTCTCCAAATGGCGTTGGCAATTGGTTTCATAAAACTTTTGTTGCTGCCGATGCTGGTGACAATGATTTTCACCCAACAACACTACATTGGTCACTTCACCCCGAAAGAGATGAAAAATGGTTTGAAGAAACAACAAGAAACCTATCTCGCAGAAAAGTGGCACAAGAATATGAATGTAGCTTTAATGCTTCTGGTGAAACTGTAATCCATCCAGATGACTTAGATAAGTTAAACAAAATACTTTGTGAACCAAAGCACCAAACAGGTTTCGATAGAAACTTTTGGATTTGGAAAGAATATGATAAAGAAAAAAAATATTTTCTTGTAGGCGATACTGCGCGAGGTGATGGACAAGATTATTCTGTTTTTCATGTTTTCGAGTCAGATACGATGGAACAGGTAGCTGAATATCGAGGTAAACCTACACTGGATATTTATTCTAGAATTCTTTATGACGCTGGAATGGAATATGGTGGGTGTATGATCGTATTAGAAAACAACAATATCGGATTTTCTGTTTTAGAAAAATTGATAGATCAAAAATACCCCAACATCTACTATTCAACAAAGGGTAGTCATGAATTTGTTGAGCACTATGAAGCAGACTATATTTCAAATTCAGTAGCTGGGTTTACTACATCGCAAAAAACTAGACCACTGGTTATAGCAAAACTAGAAGAGTTCATAAGAAACGACGTAATTGTTTTAAACTCTGAACGTTCATATAAAGAACTTAAAACATTTGTTTGGAGAAACGGAAGACCAGAGGCACAAAGAGGGTACAATGATGACCTTGTGATGTCTCTTGCTATTGGATGTTGGATCAGAAGTACAGTTTTACAAGAAAATTTACGAGATGTTAATTATAAGAAGACATTCTTAAACTCTATGATTTTTACAAAAACTTCGTTAAATACAACAATTCCTGGTATGCAAGGCTACAAAAACCAAGAAAAAACTGATAAAATCAAAGAAGCAAGAGATATTTATAAGAACTACGGCTGGATAATAAAAGGATAAAACAAAATGAGCGAACAAAGTAACAATCCAAAAAATAACGATTCCCCTCTTTTTAGAGCACTGACAAAGTTTCTATCAGGACCAATCACAAGATACCAAAGACAAAACCCAAGAAAACTTAAGCGCTGGCAGCTTGATAAATATAAATTTACTTCTCCAGCAGGATTGAGCTTTAAAAAAACCGCCTATAGTCCTTTTGATAATGTTTATTCAAAATCACTTGCGAGCATTTCAAGATCAGAAAGATATGTGGACTTTGATCAAATGGAATACACTCCAGAAATTGCTTCTGCTCTCGACATTTATGCTGATGAAATGACCACCTCTTCCCCTCTTCAGCAAATGCTTAATATCACTTGCCCTAATGAGGAAATCAAATCAATTATTCATACACTTTTTTATAGTGTACTTAACATTGAGTTTAATCTTTACGGTTGGGCAAGGACAATGTGTAAATATGGAGATTATTTTCTTTATTTAGATATCGATGAAGACATTGGTGTTAAGTCAATTATTGGATTACCGCCTCAAGAAATAGAAAGACTAGAGGGCGAGGACAAAACAAATCCAGATTATGTCCAGTTTCAGTGGAACAGTGGCGGACTAACATTTGAAAACTGGCAAATCGCCCACTTTAGGATCCTTGGCAATGATAAGTTTGCTCCTTATGGAACATCTGTTTTAGAACCTGCTCGTCGTATTTGGAGACAACTAACCTTACTGGAAGATGCGATGATGGCTTATCGCGTCGTTCGCTCCCCCGAAAGGAGAGTGTTTTATGTTGATGTTGGTGGCATCCCTGAATCCGACGTTGAACAGCACATGCAACGTATTGTTACTCAAATGAAACGAAATCAAGTTATCGATTCAGATACAGGTCGCGTTGATTTACGTTATAATCCAATGTCAACTGATGAAGATTATTTCATTCCTGTTCGTGGAGGTCAGGCGGGTACAAGAATCGAGTCACTTCCTGGTGGGACTTATACTGGCGACATTGATGATGTAAAATATTTACGTGATAAATTATTTTCCGCTCTTAAAATCCCCGCCTCCTACCTTACGCAAGGCGAAGAAGCCACAGAAGATAAAT